GTCATGTTGAGATCCAGCGGCGAGACTTCCTCCCCATCGGCCCAGACCCGCGGCACCGAGGCGATCTCCCCTTCGCAAAGGGCAATCGCCAGCGAGACCGAATGGCTGTAGCGCGTGACGCTGGGCTGCCTTGGCCCGCCCTTGCCGCCACCCGTGGTGGTGGTACTTTCCTGAAAGTCAGAAGCCCAGATCACCTGCCCGCCAATGCGGGTGCGGCCCAGAACCTGCGCGATGGGTTGGCCTTCGCTGGCCTGCGTCAGGCGGAACTGGCTGACCTTGCCGGTTTCCACCGGGTCCGACCCGGCGCCAAGCAACCGTTCGTCAATGGCCCGCCCCAGCGTCGCGCCCACTGCCCGGCCAATCGCCACCGAGGACAGCCCCGCGACCGCGCCACCCACGGCCCCGCCAATTGCGGCGCCCGCCGCTGAAAGAAGAATGGTCGCCATCAACTCACCTCATCGGGAAATGCAAAACGCGCCACGATGCGGCGCTGCCAGGGGCCGGTCAGCGCGCTCTCAACGACGCCGCGCGCGCTATAGGCATGAATGAAACGGGGCTGCCCCTGTGGCACCTCTGGCGCGCCCGTTGCGGATTGAATGCCAAGGTGTTTGGCCACGGCCCCGGCGCGCATGCGAAACAACAAGACATCGCCGACCTCGCAGGCGGAGAGCGGTTTTGCCCGCAGATAACGCAAGGCCGCCTGCCATAGGCGTTCCTCGGCCTGCGGTTCGGACCAGTCCATCGTATAAGGCGGCAGCGGCGCCGGTTCCTGCCCGCAGCGTGCCCGCCAGATCCCCCGGATCAGCCCCAGGCAATCGCAGCCCGCCCCCCGGCAACTGGCCTGATGCACATAGGGCGTACCGATCCAGTCCCGGGCGGTCTTGGCAATATCCGCGCCTGTCACCCTTCCGCCCGTCATCGGCGGCTGCCGCCGGTATTGGCGCCAGTCGAGCGCGGCACCGACATCACCCAGTCCTCTCCGGGGATATCGGGAAAGCCCTGAAAGTTGATGAGGTTGTTGAATTTGAGGCGGCAGGTCTCCATCCGCTTGTCGCAACCCGCATCGAGCTGAAGCAGGTCGCCAGGCGCCACCGGCGCGCGCAGCGGCTCCCACAGTTCGATCAGGCGGCCCGTGGCATCGCTGCGGTCCTGTTTGATCGCGCTCCACAGCCCCTCAGCCGCGCCCGTCAGCACCGTCAGGCGCCCACGGGTAAACCAATCGGGTTCAAAGCCTGCCAGATCCTTCCAATAGAACAGGCGGCCGTCCTCACTCCGCTCTATCGCGCGGGTCTCGCTATAGCCGGGCAGGTCCAGATCGAAGCGGCAGGTGTCATCGCCCAGAACCGCGCTGCAAGGTTTCTGATAGACCCGGCCCAGCGGGCGGTTCAGTGCCTCGCTCAGCCCGCGTAGCTCGGCCTCAAAGGCACTGCCCGCGCGGCGCAGCTCTCCGATCGATCCGCGAAACTGCAGCCAGCGCAGCGACAGGTCCTGCCAGTTCACCAGCCAGCAGCACACATCCGCCGCGTCAAACCGTCCCGCCTCGATATCCTCGGCCTTCAGCCCGGTATCGGAAAGCGCCCCCAGCGCCTCGGTATTGTCCACTGACAGGCCCGTCGCCTGTTGCAGCGCTCGTGCGGTCAGCCCGCTGCCTGCCTTGAACGCCATCCCGTCAAATGCCAGATCGCGGTCGTGGTCGGTAAAGCCAAAGAAGGCGCCATCCCGGCAGGTCAGTCCCCAGGCCCGGCACAGTGTTGTCACCCCAGTGGCGAGGTGCTCCAGAAAAGGTTGCGACGGCCCGGCCATCAGATCCGCACCTCCACAATCGGGACATCCGGCACATCGCCCGCCTGAAAGGAGGCGACGCTGGTGAGGATCTGATCGGTGTCAAACCGCACCGGCACATCGAATTCAAAGCCCGCGACGACCTCCAGCCCGGCCTCGGGCGGATAGGCCAGCGTGATTTCACCCGTCGCGGTGTCGAGTTCGTAATGGACGCTCTCGCGCAGTTCTTCCTGTTTCAGGCCCACGCGCACGGTTCCCGCCACCGGTTTGGCAATCGGTCGATGGTAGAGTGAGGTGCCAGAGCGATAGGATTTCACCAGCTGGAACCGCGTGGTCTGCCCGTCGCCGGTGCCGATCACCTCGTCCCGGAAATCGACCTCTGCGCTGGCGCGGGCCGATTTGTAATCCGACCAGTCCTTCCAGCGAAAGCCGTACATCTGCCCCTGACGGGCCTCGAAAAAGGCAATCAGAACCTCGATATCCTCAAGCGAGCGCAGACCAAGCCCGGCATCATAGCGGCGCCGCGAGTGCGCCCAAGGGGTGTTACGCTCCTCATGGCCATTGGCGAGCGTGACGATATCAGTGCGCCGCTGCGGACCGCCAACCGAGCCGAAGCTGAGCGAGGCGGGAAATCGGACATCGTGGAAATTCATCGGAATACCCCCTTTTGGTATCTGTGGTTGGGTAGATCAGGCGGCGCTCAGATCAGCGATTGCGGTTGCCTCGCGACAGGGCGCGGGACAGGCGCGCGGCGATCTGCCCTTCGCTGCGGCGGAACCCGGCCACATCTGGCGTGGTAATGTTCATCACCACCTGCGTTGCACCGCTGCCGGAACTGGTGACGCCAAGCGATCCGTCGGCGGTGCGGCGCAGTGGCAGGATCGCCTCTGGCCCCGCTTCGCCCATCAATCCGGTGCCGCCGCGCATGGGAAACATCGTGGCGCCGCTAACCACGCCGCCCCGGGCAAAGGGCATTACCCGCCCCTGCGAAAAGGCAGCGCCATCGGCAAAGGGCAGGATGTCACTGACCAGATTGCCGACACGGCTGGCCAGAAGCCCACCCACATGATCGGTGACCGGGCGAATAGCGGCGTTATAGCTGGTTCGGATCATCGAGCGCGCAACGGTATCCAGCGCGTCCGACAGGCTCTTTCCATCAAACACCACGCCTTCAAAGGCGCGGCGCAATCCGCGCGACATGCCGCGTTCAAGGCTTTGCACATCCTTGCCCGTCGCGGCAAAGGCCTGACGCACCCGGCGCAATTCCGTGTCGAAACTGGCCGCCATGCCGGCGGCATCCCCCAGCGCATCCCCCAATGCCTCGCTGCGCAGTTCCAGTTCGGCGATTTCACTCTCCGCCATGGTCAGGGTCCTTTGCTCTCGGAGTGTCTGGAAAGGCGGCCATCAGATCCTCAAGCCCTGCACGGTCCAGCGCGCCGCCAGCGCCCGCAGGAGTCAGCATCAACCGCAACTCGGCCGGGGTCAGGCGCCAGAAGGCATCGGGACTGAGGCGCAGACCAACCAGGCCGACACGCATCAACGCGGGCCAGTCAAAGCTGCTCATGCTTCTGGCCTGGGAAGGGAGAAACTGCGCACCAGCAGCTGCGCCGCCACCCGCGCTGCACCCAGCGGTCCCGCCGCGATATCGGCCTGAGCCAGTTCCTCGGCGCTTAAAGAATGGCCGCCGCCCTCAAGACCCGCCGCCAGCAGGGCAAGGATATCGCGGGCGGAAAACCGCCCCGCCTCGAACCGTTGCACCAGATCAACGAGACTTCCCTCTGCAAGGCTTTGCTCCAGCCCGGCCAGGGCACCAAGGGTCAGCTTCAACGCGTAAGGCGCGCCGTTGATGGTGATTTCCACCTCGCCTCTGTAGGGATTTGCCATGGATCACACCGCGGTAAAGCTGAGCATCCCGGCGCTGGCCAGCGCCAGCTCGTAGGTGGCCTCGCCATTGTGGGTACCGGCATAATCCAGCGAGGTCACCTGAAACGGGCCTTCGATGATACCGAAATCGGGGATCACCACCTGAAAATCCGGGGTGATCCCGTCAAAGAACAGCTGCCGTGCCCGCTCATCCGTTCCCGCATCGCGAAACACCCCAGAGCCCGAGATATTGGCCGAGCGCACCCCGGCGCCAGAAAGAAGCTCCCGCCAGCCGCCCTGGCTTTCAAGGCTGGTCACATCGACGCTTTCGGCGTTGAAACTGATGCGGGTGGCGCGCAGCCCCGCGATGGAATCGAATTGCCCATCGCCGGTCATATCCACCTTGATCAAAAGATCCTTGCCATTCTGTGCACCCATTAGGTCACTCCACTATTGTCTGAATTAAAGAACCGGCAGAGCAGCGTTCAGCTGTCTTCGACCCGGGCGGAAAACCGCAATACGATGCTACGCCCGCCGCCACTGAGCCGCTGTGCCGCGGCACGGTCGAACCAGAGGCCCACCAGCCGCCCCCGGCTGAGCAGCAACGGCGCATCGCTCAGTGCATCACAAACCGCCACCGCCACGGATTTTGCATGGGCAAATCCGGCGGTGTCAGAAAACACACTAACCGTGAACCGGTGCCGCGCCCCGGCTCCTGTAGCATCCGAGCGATCCTCGACCTCCTCTGGCCCCAGAGCCACGTAGGTCTGTGGCAGGGTACCCGACGGCAGTGCGTCGAACAGATCACTGCCGATGAGCGCACTCAGAGCCGGATCCGCCAAGAGGTGCTGATAGACCGCGGCCTGCAGCGCGGCGGAAATGGCATAGCTCATGCGCCCAGCGCCTCTACCGCGAAACAGGTCAGATAGCGCGCACCGGGGTCCGCTTCGCTCACCGCGTCGATGCGGAACCGGCGGGTACCTTCGCGAAGCCGCTGATCAGGACGCGGCCGCGCCGTCGCCCCCACCGGGGCGGCCCGCACAGTGATGCGATAGCGTTGCAGCGACAGGCTGCCGCCCTGCTGGTCTGCGTTGCGCCCGCTGAGCGCCGTGATCTCGGCCCAGAGGGTGCCAAGCGCACTCCAGCTTTCGATATATCCGCCAGCGCCATCGGGCAGACGCCGCGGGTCCTCCAGCACCAACTGCCGGGACAGATGCGGACGGCGCGACGCCCCGGTCATTGCACCGCACCCACGGACAGGCGTATGGCGCGATAGCGTTCGATCAGGCTGGTGACGCCAAATGGCATGCACCCCCCGTGCAGGCCGGTATCCTCGCGGTATTCGTAGTAATGCGCCGCCAGCATCAGCACCGCCTGCGCCAGATCGGCAGGCAAGCTGCCCCAATCCGGCGCCAGCCCAGCCGC